TATAAGAACATATGTTCTATTTGTAAAGCAAAAGAATATTATTGCTCACAACAATCAGAACTCCCCTATATGCTGCTCCCCGTCCGGTGCCACATACATTGCACATTCCAGGGGATGGCCATACTCTGGTTCGAAATAATACCATTTGCCGTCAACCTGATGCCAATCCGTCAGGGCGTATCCGTCAGGATTGAAATAGTACTTATGGTGGTTGATGACTTGCCAGCAGGACTTATAATAATCCGTGGTGCTATATGCGTACCACCATCCGTTGATGTCATGATGCCAGCCAACCTCATACTCTGGAACCATCTTAGCAGCCACATCCCGCTTGAACTGCTCCCAGTCACTCGGGTGGTCCACAAACCACTTGGGACATACTTTCCTGGTCACATCATAATGCCGGATAATCCCTCCATGTATCGGGTCCAGTCCCCAACGCCTGCAGATATCCGCGCACAACTCCACGTAGGCTGCGTAGGTGGCTGCCGTGAACTTGCCCGTGGCATCCGGATGGCAGGCCTCTATGGATATGGTGTATGCGTTGGCAGAGTTAGTGCACCAGCTTATCTCCTCCTCCGGTATCATCTGGATTATTTCGCCCTGCAGCCCAATGATGTAATGGGCGCTGGCCTTGGTGGTATGGGTAGTCCGTAGATTCTCAAAATAATTCCTGTTGGCCTGAGCTGATGTACCAGGATTGCCTATGTAGTGGCAGGCCACGGCGGTTGTGCTGCCCCGCTTGGTCCCTGGCCTATTGTAATTACTCACGGTTAAATACTGCTTGATTATATTCATAGTACCTCCAATCAAAATAAGGCCCAGGATACTCCCAGGCCTGTCAACATGTTACGGTCCGCTTAACCCTGCGGTGGGAGATATTGGACCACCTCCTCTCAGGTGCCTGTCTTGGTATCCAGTTCCGGCAGCCCGGCCACGGATGTTGCCAGGGACAGGATGCCGGCAAGTACGGATGCGGACGCCACCATCGGCCAATTAACATCTCCCATTACTGATGCCGCGCCAATTGTAGCCACGAATGTCTGCGCCATTGTCTTGACTGCCCTCATGCCTGCTGCCCGTCCCCATTCTTTCATATCATATTTTCTCATAATCCGATACCTCTCTTCCTACCGGCTCCTCCGGCATTTTCATAAGTTTGTCCTTTAGTTCTGTTGCCACATCATTACCGCCAAGGGCATGATATGCGTCATACATTCTTTTTACATTTTCCTTACCATAGATAGGGCAGCATTCCTTGTCCTGGTAATGATTGTAGGCCTGAATAATCCGGTCCCGCAGGAGAGCCTGCATACCGTCATAGAGGGCCGCTGTCTTAATGGCTTCCACCATCTGCCTTTTGAGTATTTGGCGATACCCACAGCCAAGAAGGGCAGAGATGGCTACGAACAGCCACTCCACCCAGTGAGCATTTATGTATTGTGTTATCACACTCATGATGTCTCCTTACTTTGTATAATCGTCTCCAGTAATCTCCTTGTAGTCCACCTCTGATAGCTTACCTGCCGCCACCAAGGCCTTAAGCCGGTCAATGTCCCACAGCCTTGGGTAATACTTAATCGCTAATGCTTTTACATCCATACTCCTACCTCCTATAAGTCTGTCCCGGTCATAATAGCCAGGAAATCAATGTCTGCCCTGTTATGTTCTACCGCAGCCTTTACACCCGGCTGTGAGAGCGTCAGGAGCGCCACGCGGCCATATACGGCCTCGGCGGTGACGGTTCCATCCTCCCCGTACTGCTCCGGTGTGATAAGGTAGTGGTCATCAATACTCTTTGGGTCATTCAGTACCGTATAGCCATCGTACATCAGCAATGTGCTGCCATCCTCGTTGACAGTCTTAATCTGCTCCGTGGCTGCCGCATCCGTAAACACGGCCACGATGTCCTCCAGCGGCTCCGCCGTTTGGAAGATAAGCCGCAGAGTGGTGGGAGTGGAGGAAGTACCTCCGATAACCAGTGGATACTCCTTACCGTTTTTTAATCTGATTTTTTCATTCATAGATTTTTCCTTTCCGCCCGGCGGCCTGCCGGGCAATAAAATAAGCCCCATTTAGGGACCTGGTTTGTGGGTTTCATTCATATTCAAAATAGCAATTTATCAGATAAAACGAATACCAGTGATTTTAATAATTTGAAAAACTCAATTGTTATGGTTAATGTCACTGGATTTGCAATTGGAATTGACGGTAATAATGTTATAATCCAGTGGCTGACCGGAGCGAATAGAGAATTTGGCTATGCTCTTAATGTTGGAATCATGGATGGCACAATGCAGTTTTTCTATCGCGAGAATGGTACGTGGAAACCCTCATGGAACAAATAATCATTATACATAATATTCCATCATGTTTATTGCTGTTCCAGAAGCAATGGCTGTCTTGGGTGTGATCTTAACGTTACCATTGTTATCTACGTTAAGGTATACTGTCAGTTCCGAACCTTTCCCGCTGACAAATACATTATGATACCAGTCAACCCTAGATTTTAAAGATACATTGTTGGCAATTATATATTCGGTACCGGCGGTTAAAGATTTATTTATATACCCAGATAGTCTTATAACTTTTAAATTGTCATTACCAAATTTAATCAAATGCAGGTTCAAACCATATTGATTGGTAATAGATTGTACACCATAATCCGCATTTGACAGAATTTCTTTATCTCTTTCCCAGTTAAGACCATTATCCTCGGATTTATATAGTATTACGCCACCGCTCCTACTATCGACTTGGAATCGATAAGTTACATTATTTACAACAGGACTTTGCAATGCAATAACACTATTCGAGTAATATACTCGCTTGTTTAAATTGCTATTTATGGTACCAAGCGCCTGCTTAAGATATGCACTGGACGGTACCTTATCCGTGGCCGTACTTTCCGTCTGGACGATGTCCGTTTTGTATAATACCTCATTCAGGACACGCTTGGTTACTTCATCAATAATTACCTGCAGATTGGTCGTTAGTCCTATATTTCCTAAAATACCATTAGTGTCAACTGCCGATACTTCACTTGCAGTTGATGCCCCGTCCTTCCCAGGCGGTCCCTGTATGTTTCCACTATTAATCCAATCAGACCCAGTTTCTGACCAGACATATAGATTTCCATTAACCAGATATGCATCACCTATGTTTCCAGTTGGGTGCGCTGCTTTTAATGCTTCTATGCTGTCATAACTCCCAAGGATTGAAATCCCTGCCCCGTCCTCACCTTTTAAGGAATCAAGCCATTCCTGTTCCGTACCTGTAAAGCCATTTTCAATTGCTACTTCATATGCGCTCTTTCCAGGATTGCCTTGTATGCCCTGTTCACCCCTATAGTCACCGGATGCAACTAAATTCCTTAAATACTCAATTGTCTCTTCACCTTCCCGTTTGATCCTTTCAATTTCAGGAACATATGATTTGGCTGGGGTGTTCCTGTCAAAGTGTGGATTATATCTGCAATGGAAGATGAAGCCACAGCTTGATTTCCTGCCGTCGTCGTAAACCAGCGTGACCGTTGCGGATACTTTCCCTGGAGTCTGCAGTTCAGTCCCTTGGATTATATAACCATATGTACCTGACGTACCTGTCAGGCCGCCTTCAACCATCCTTCCGTCTGCTGTCAGGAATACTATGAATGCAGAAACCGCATCCACTATATAGCTGTCGTCATCCTTTACCCTGATTGTAAATCCGACCTGTCCGTAGTCCCCTTGCGATACGGAAATACCCGTCTCAATTGCTTCCCTCTGCTTTATATTCAGTACAATTGTGTAATCCGTCATAGTTCATTCACCTTTCCTAAAATGACGTATGAATTATTAACTCTTGCCAGCAGGACACAGTCCCCAAGTTTTGGGACATAGGAACCAAGGACATTATATTTCTTCTTGCTGGCTTCAAATTCACCAAAAAAGGTTATTTCTGCCCTTCCTTCCTCCCCGTTCTCGCCTGGCTGGACATAAAAAACCATGCCAAGCCTAAAGACATTGTTCTTATTATTAAGGTTATTATAATAGTCAAACGCCTTTTCATTTGCTGAGTCATACATCATAATCGAATCACCTTCTTTAACGTATGTTTCATTGTCTCACCCGCAGCCAGCCTCATTTCCCAGGCATATTCTACATATCGACAGGCTATTTTCAGTTTGTCGTGCCTTACATAGATGCAGTCCTTATAGCTATGATGCGGCATGATTGCGGTAGGCAGGACCACATCATCATTAATCTGGGATTTTTCAAGCCCGATACGTCTTGTATACTGTTTCAGTGTATCCATATCCGCTATGTCATCCACTGATTCGATATCAACTATTTTTCTCCCCCTCCTTGATATGCTTAACGGGCTGCTGTCATTCTCATTCTTCCATGTGGATTTCATCCATGTATATGGCAGGTCCGGATTCTCAACATACCGTGTCACTATATTCGGTATGTTGTATAGGTCATTTGTCTGTGTTGTGCCAGATACGACCAGGCTTTCATCATCTGTCATATACTCATATTCAGCCGTCCTCTGGTCCGGTTCGATATACCTGTTTGAGACAGCATTCCCCATCCGGTCAAAGTGGATAGGGGTGTAATTGATTGCCATCAGCAGCGCATTTATGATGTCAAGCTTACTTGTCCCAATTTCAAACTCTAAATCTGTAGTTGTCTTGAAATCGGAACTTTCTATGATTGTCTTGTTTATCCCAGCTGACATCAATACATTACGCACCTCATTGACATAAAATGAACCGCTTTTGATGAAAAAGCGGTCCGTTACCTTATCTTCTTTCAGGATTATGCTTTTGTCATAACAATCAGCTTCAATATATATATTCCCACCATTATGTTTCCGCACCGGGGTGGTGATTATATATATCCCCAGGGGATGTCTTATCCATGTATCATCAGGGGCTTTGATTTTGAACCACGGTCTGACCCGCAGGTCTGTATAATAATATCTCTTCTCCTGCTCAAGGAAGGTGATGTTGACTGTCCCCATTATCTCAGCCTCGCTGTTAAATGTCACCGTACAGTCCGCATCCTCCAATGTTGTTATCACCTTTTCATCTGTACTCAACAGTTCATATTCAAAATCGATTATGCGGTTATCCTCCAGCATCCTCAGGACATCCTCATTGCTATAATCCTGATATGCCATATCATACATAGCTTATCCCCTCCTTGTGATCCAGCTGCTCCATGGTAATTGAGATGGCATACCCCTCGTTAAAGAATGTATTGGTTGCTGCATACGAGGATATATCCCCATAAAACATCATGTCATGCCCACGTAAGCAGTACGTCCCGTTCCTGTCCATCATCTCATCAAGTAATTGCTTCTGGTGTGCGTAAATGAAAAAGGAGGAGGCGATGGACTTCCTTGCATGCATGCTCGTCTCCTTTACCGGGTATCTCCTCCCGATATAATCCCTGTAAGCGTTCTCATTACTCATGGTCATACTGATTGGTAGAAAGCCTTCATCCTGCGACAGGTACATATTTATCCGTTTAGACATGTCAGACAGTTCTGAAAGATAATATCCCCTGTAACGTATATAGACATCCTTTATCTGGCTGTCAGCAATACCTCCGTCATAGTAGGCGCGTACATAATATTTATAAAGCACGTCAGCTTTTACGGAGAAGTCATCATATATATACCCGTTACTGTTGAATTGCGGGTTGATATATGCAATTGGAATGAAATCAGAACCATACTCCGCCCTATATATGTAATACGAATTTACGTTCCCCTTAATATCCAGCCTGACATGGTCTCCACATCCCTGTACGCTCAGTTCCGGTACATCCGGCCTGGTCCTGTTGATGGTGAAGGTCTTCCCTATTGAATCCGACCATAAGTCATATATGTTGGCGATGGCCAAGGTTGCTGCGTATACCCCGTTAGGAAGGATTATGTTTGGCTTATGGATATCCTCAATGCCTCCGGATATGACCCCGCTATCATAAATCTCCTTACCATCCTTAAGGATTTTCACCCTTGCGCTTGACTCTTCCGCTTTTTCTGCCGACCAGGATATCTCTGTCAATGCATCATTCTTAATCCCGGTGATGATGGGGTTCCCTGGCTTACCAACGACATAGAACTGACCATAGGCATATTCAGATGACAGGCCGATGTTATTATAGGTCTTCACCCTCCATTCAGCTATGCCATTGACAAACGTGCTTGCATCTACCGTGTGCTGGGCGGCTGCGGATGTCACGGTAGTGGCATTCCATGCAGTGTTTGACTGCATCTTCCACCCAAACTCATATCTTGCCTGTCCGGCTGAAACCCCGGCGTTATATCTCCATCTGAATGTTACAGGACCGGAATTCTGTACCACATCGCCATCAGGATATAGGATGGTCGGTTTGAACGGTGTCGCGTTCTCATGGTTTATGACGATATATGGGGCATGCCCTTCCTCAATCGTAGCCACATGGGCGACATAAGGCGTCGGCACGCCTCCGGCACCGGAAGCCCATTGGTTATGTTCATTATCTACCAGGACAATGGAAAATGTGGGGTTATTATTATTTCCTACAATAAGGTTTGTGATATCCAGGGAAATCCATGCATTATAAATCGTGCTGCTGCTCTCAAATGTCTTAGTGTCCGGGCCGCTGAGGACATATTTATCCCCATAATTATTCATGAAGGAATCATAGGTGTTAATCCTTACTTCCTCTTTGATATCATAAAACTGTGGCTCCAGGGTGACTTTTATCCTTGATTCCAGCACATACAGATACAGCTTGGCAGATGTTATGTTCTGGTCATATAATGCAGGGATTGAGAACTGCATGAGACCAAAATATTCCCTATAGTTATCCCCTGCATATTCAGCTCCGATGAGCATCCTGCTGTCCTTGATTGCCAGGATGCTGTTATCCCGGTAGTTCCTATCATTGAAACATGTCACTGTCGTTGCCGCCATCTTACATCCTCACCATCCCCATACGCATTGCCAGTCTTTCCTTTTTGGCCAGGTTTATCAGTTTCTGTATGCTGTCTATGTCATCCGCCTTTGCATTTACAGTAATGTTATAGGTATCACCGGAAGGACTCCTTGATTGCCTGTTAGGTATGATCCTGCTTCCGGTCGGAAGTTGTACTAATTCTGGCCCATCCTCGCCGACCCATGTCTCCCCTCCTTCGAAAAATGGCGTCCCCCTTGCATTGTAGCGTACCTTTTGTGCATTTTGGACGCCTTTATTTATGTTCCCAACGCTATTTCCAACACTCTCCATAGTCCGGTTAAGGTCATCGCTTTTCCCCATGATTACAGCAATGATAGCTGAAAGAGCAATGAGCGCCGCAACTACTCCTAGAATAATAGCTGTTGTTTTCAGGGTCTTGGTGTCAACTCCAGCCAACATGGAAGTGAATTTATCAAAAGCCCCCACGGTTGAGTTTACGGCCCCCATAACCGCCACCATAGTAGCAACAATACCAGTAATTGTAATAATCATCTGCAAAACAGGCGTAGGTATTGCTGTTACCGCATTGAATAGTGCGGTCAGCATAGGAAGTAATGTAACCGCAAAACTGTTTGACAAGCCTTGTGTAACACCATCAAATTCCGCCATTGCCCTATTTAATTTCGAAAATCCCTGTAAAGTATCCCC